AAGGCATATAAGTTTAGTTTTGGAAAGACTAAAGATGGAACAGTAATTATGGAGGATGTAGAAAATGTTCGATGATATCGCAGAGCAGTTGCACTCAACTGCAGTAGAAAAAGGTTTCTGGAGCGTCGTGGAAGACGCTACACAGGAGCAAACAGACATCTTTGTAACTAAGCAGTTGATGATGATCGTATCAGAGGCTGTAGAGGTTATGGAGGCTATCCGTAAGGATAAGGGAGAAGAGGAGATTGCCGATGAAATGGCAGACATTCTTATTCGTACCTTTGACCTCTATGCAGGTCTAGTTGAGCATGGATACACCAAGGTATCTCTAGACTACGCATTTGAAAAGAAAACAAATATTAACCAGGCACGTCCTGAGAAGCACGGAGTAAGATTCTAATGGATGTTACAGTATACACAAAGCCGTCATGCGTACAGTGTGACCAGACTAAGAGATTCCTAGACAAGGTAAATATTCCCTATACTACCGTAGACATTACGGTAGACGAGGCTGCTTACCAGAAGGTTCTTGACCTAGGATTTAAGGCTGCTCCTGTAGTAATTACAGATAACGACTCGTGGGCAGGATTTAATCCAAGCAAACTAACCAAACTAGCAGAGGAATGGGTATAATGACAACAGTCGAAGAAGCCTTGGCACAACTAGATCCAAAGATTCGTAAGCGTCTTTCTACTGGTGTAGGGTTTAAAACAGACTTTCAGGCTACCCCTAGTTACGGTCTAAACCGTGCTTTGGGTGGAGGACTGCCATATGGTCGTCAGGTTCTGATCTGGGGAAGTAAGTCATCTGCTAAGTCCTCAATGTGTCTTCAGATGATTGCCCTTGCACAACAGGAAGGAAAACTCTGTGCCTGGATTGACGCTGAGATGTCTTACTCAGAAGACTGGGCTAAGAAACTTGGGGTAGATACTGATAAACTCATTGTATCTCAAGCACGTACAATCAATGAGATGGTAGACGTAGGTGTTGCACTTATGAATGCTGGTGTTGACCTAATTGTGGTTGACTCAATCACTTCATTGCTCCCTGCAATTTACTTTGAAAAGGGAACTGATGAACTTAAGGAATTGGAAAACACTAAGCAGATCGGAGCGGAATCAAGAGATTTCAGCAACGCTTGGAAGATGCTTAACTATGCTAACAATAAGGTTAAGCCTACTATGCTTGTTCTTATTAGTCAGTCTAGGAATAATATTAACGCTATGTATACTAGTCAGCAGCCATCTGGTGGTCAGGCTACTAAGTTTTATTCTTCTACCGTTATCAAGTTGTTTTCCTCAGAATCAGACAATCAAGCGATTAAGGGAAAGATTGCTGTGGGTGATAAGTTGATCGAAGAAAAGATTGGACGCACAGTTCGCTGGGAAGTCCAATTTTCAAAGACCTCTCCTGCATTCCAGTCTGGAGAATATGCTTTCTATTTCCGTGGTGACGTGGGCGTAGACAGCATCGGAGACCTAGTTGATACTGCTGAGATGATGGGTATCGTAGAGCGTACAGGAGCCTGGTACATCATTCCTGGCAGCGATGAAAAGTTGCAGGGTAGAGATAAGTTCGTAGCAAGGGTACGTGAAGACCTAGACCTACAAGATCTACTTAAGGAAAAAGTACTAAATGGCTAAATATAACATTTACCAGGGAGAGTTCCCTTGCCACACCTGCAAGGTTGTGGTGAGGACTCTTCGTAGTTATCCAGATACAAAGGAACTTACCTGGATGTGCCCAGAGAAACACCTAAGCAAGGTAAATCTTAATACTAAGAAGACTAAGAAAGATTATGAGCGAACAGAGCGAGAGTAAAAGAATTGGTGCCAAACAGCACAAGAACTCAGGCAGAGGAACCCACAAAGGTGACGCTACATGGGAGAATTTTACTGTTGATTTCAAAGAGGTTGGAAAGTCTTTCACCATCAATAAAGAGGTTTGGGCTAAGGCTGTTACGGACGCTATTCGAAATGGTAACGATCCTGCTATCGTTGTGGTTATTGGCGAAGGCAATTCAAAAACTAGATTAGCAGTCATAGAACTTTCTCTACTTGAACAAATCCTGTCCGATGATGTATAATAGATATAAGAAGTTTTAAGGAAAACAATGGAGCAACAAAAAACAACACTAGAGATGGTCAACGGTCTATCAGAGATTGCTGACTATATGAATGATGAAGAACTAACTGAGGCACTTACATTCATTGCCAAACTAATACTAAAACCAGACATTCCACTTAATGTGGCTACTGTAGAGATTGTTCGTCTACAGGCTATTGCTGCTAAGATGGCATTCAAAGCAACTTGGATGGTAAATGTTGACAAGGGAAATCGGGAGAAGAAGAATATCTACTTTACCGCACACGAGGCTATTACTGATCTTGTGTCTGCACTAAAGTATATTGTTCGATAATATCATGGCTAAAAACCTACTACAACAAGTGATGATCAAGAATGCTGATGCTAGTCCAACTAGTAGACCATCGTTCCTTGACAAAGACGCTTTGATTGAAAAGATCAACTCAGGGTATACGATTAATCGTGTAGACAAGTTTACACAGAAGAAATCGTTTGCACCATCAACTATTGCATTCTCGCATGGAGAGTGCCCTCGTTACTGGTACCTGGCATTTGAAGGTGCAAACTTTACAGATAATGCAGATGCTTATGGTGCTGCAAATATGACAGCAGGTACAAAGTCGCACGAGCGTATCCAGGAAGCAATGGGAAATGTTCCAGGGCTTCTTGTAGATGCAGAATTTAAAGTTACTTATAACGATCCACCAATCTTTGGATTTGGTGACGTTATGCTGAACTGGGATGATAAGGAACTCCTTGGCGAGATTAAGACTATGCCAAATGATGCCTTTGAGTACCGTAAACTTGCAGGTAAGCCAAAACTGGGACACATGGTTCAGTTGCTTATCTACATGAAGATTCTCAATAAAAATAGAGCAGTTCTGATTTATGAAAACAAAAACAATCACGAACTTCTTATTTTTCCTGTAGAATTAAATCAATACATGTATGAGTGGGTAGAGAACACATTTGCGTGGATGCGAGAGGTTCGTGGAGCCTGGGAGAAGAAAACACTCCCTACCAAGAACTATCGTAGCAACTCAAAGATTTGCAAGACATGTCCAATCCGTGAGGCTTGTGACAATGCTGGTTCTGGAGAGATCAAACTGAGATCACTGGAGCCACTAGATGAAAAGCAAACACTGTAAATGGTGTGACCGCCATTTTGAGACACGAGTATCTTACCAAATTTACTGTTCGCCAGAATGCAGAGATGCTGCAACTAAAGAAAAGATTGCAGAGAGATATCAAGTTCAAAGGCGTATCCGTAGAAAAGATAAGCCTAGAGTATGCAAGTCTTGTCAAAGAAAACTATCTGCATACAATGATCAGAATATTTGCGATACATGCGAGGCAGACCCAACAGAGGTTGCAAAGATTCTAAGAGAGATAAAAGGATTTGTAAATGGTAAAGATCGGAAAGAGTAATGAAAAACCCAAGAATATTCTTGCTATTGACGCTAGCACTAATAGCCTTGCTTTCTCTATCTTTTCTGGTGTATCCCTAATAAGATATGGAAAGATTAAGTTTGAGGGAAAGAACGCTTATGAAAAACTTGGCGATGCTGCAAGAAAGACTATGCCTTTTCTTAAGCAGTTTGACATTGACGCAATTGTTATTGAGCACACTGTCTTCATCAACAGTCCAAAGACTGCTTCTGATCTTGCCTTAATCCAGGGTGCACTTCTAGGTGCTGCTAAATTGGCAGGTATCAGAACAGCAGGATCTATCAATCCTATTACTTGGCAAAGTTTTATTGGTAATAATAAGTTGTCTGTTAAAGAGAAACAGGATATGATGAATGAGTTTCCTGGCAAGTCTAAAAACTGGTATCAGAATAAATCACGAGAAATTCGTAAACTGAGAACTATCAAGTTTGTTAATACTTATTATGATAAAAGTATTGATGATGATGACGTAGCAGATGCAATCGGCATTGGTCATTATGCAATTCATAACTGGGAAAAGATTGACAAGTAGGAGATCTTATGGCAAAATTGTATATGAACGAACTATGGCTTAAGAAAAGATATCATATGGACAAAAAGACTCCAGAGGATATCGCCAAGGAATGTGGGGTAAGTGTTGAAACCATTTACGTCTATCTTGCCAAGTTTGGTTTGAGAAAGTCAAAGAGATGAAGATCATTAAGCATTTTTACAAAAAGGGTATTGGACTGCTTAAGTCAATCACCTGCAAGCACAAGAATACTAGAGATTCATCTTGCCCATATACAGGCATAACCTATACAATTTGTAAGGACTGCACGAAGTTGCTGTCAGGAAGAAATACGGAGACTATTCATGACTCGTAGAGCAAAGTTTGAAACCCCAGAGATTGCCAAGAAGTTTATTCGCCAGGATAGAATGCTGGTTGATGGCTTTGAGGTAGTCCGTGGTGATATAATTAAGATAACAGGTGAATACGGACTCAAGTTTAAGTTTGACAGTTTTGTCACAAACGCAGAGACTGGTGCCGTATGGGTTGACTGCTTTGAGGTTTTTAGAAACTCAGCATCAGCCTGGAGGTCATTTAGACCAGAAGCGGTAAAGCGTATTCCACAAAGAGGAAAGAGAGCAAAGCGTGTCGTTTGAAGACCTAACAGTAGAACACCTTGATGCAGTAAACAAGGTTGTAGAAAAGTATCTAGCAGGTGGAGACCCTACGCAGATATCTAAAGAACTTGCTATGCCAAGACAAAAGGTTGTTGCCTATATTGACGAGTGGCGTTCTATGGCTGCAGACAATGCTGCAATCCGTGCTCGTGCTAAGGAAGCCCTCGTTGGTGCAGACACGCACTATAGCAAACTAATTAGTAAAGCATATGAAGTTATTGACGAGGCAACTACCGTTGCTAATCTTGGTGCCAAGACCGCTGGCATTAAGTTGGTCATGGATCTTGAGAAGACTCGTATTGAGATGCTACAGAAGGCAGGTCTGCTTGAGAACAAGGAACTTGCAGAAGAGATGATCGCTATTGAGAATCGTCAGGAAATCTTGGTGGGTATTCTAAAGGATATCGCTGCAGAGCATCCAGAAGTACGAGACAAGATTATGCGTAGACTATCAGAAGCATCTAAAGATAAAGAAGTAATTACAGTGGTGGTCTCTAACGATGTTTGATGATTTTCTAGAAGCCCTTAAGTCTAATAATTTTGCAGAGCGTCCTGTTGACGCTAAGACATTTGTTGAGGGCGAAGACTATCTAGGACAGCCACCTCTATCTCAGGTGCAATACGACATTGTTGAGGCTATGAGCCAGATCTATAGACTAGAGGATCTTATTGACTTGATGGGAGAAACTGATGGCACAAGATACTACAAGAAATATACAAAGAATGAAGTCATTCTTCAACTTGGCAAGGGTTCTGGTAAGGACTTTACTTCAACGGTTGCGTGTGCCTATATTGTCTATAAACTACTTTGTCTTAAAGATCCTGCACGGTATTTTGGTAAGCCTAGTGGCGATGCCATTGATATCATTAACGTTGCAATTAACGCACAACAGGCGAAGAACGTATTCTTTAAAGGCTTTAAGACTAAAATTGAGAAATCGCCTTGGTTTGCTGGAAAGTTCTATGCCAAGGCAGAATCTATTGAGTTTGATAAATCTATCACTGTTTATTCAGGACACTCCGAAAGAGAGTCCCACGAGGGTCTTAACCTATTGTTGGCGGTACTTGACGAGATCTCTGGTTTTGCTACAGAGATTGGAACTGGTAATGATCAGGGTAAGACTGCAGATAACATCTACAAAGCCTTCCGTGCTTCAGTAGACTCTCGTTTCCCAGACTTAGGAAAGGTAGCCCTGCTGTCATTCCCTCGTTTCCCTGGTGACTTTATCTCTCAGCGGTACGATGCAGTGATTGCAGAAAAAGAAGTAGTCACAAAGCAACACAGATTTATTATGAATCCAGATTTGCCAGAAGACCAAGAGGGTAATTACCTAGATATCGAATGGGATGAAGACACAATTGTTTCATATAAGTATCCAGGTATGTTTGCACTGAAGCGTCCTACATGGGTTGTCAACCCTACTCGTAAGATTGACGATTTTAAATTGGCATTCTTTACAGATATGGGAGACGCAATGCAGCGTTTCGCTTGCGTACCTACGTTCTCGTCTGATAGATTCTTTAGACAAGAAGACAAGATTCGTGCTGCAATGAGCATTCGTAATCCACTGGACCAATACAGAAGGTTCGACGAGTCATTCAAACCAGATCCAGATAAGACTTACTACGTCCATGCTGACCTTGCACAGAAGCACGACAAGTGTGCGGTTGCAATTGCTCACGTAGAGAAGTGGGTTAATATTCAGATTGGCAGAGATTACCAGCAGGTTATGCCAATTGTTGTGGTAGATGCTGTAGCCTGGTGGGAGCCAAGGGTAGAAGGTCCAGTAAACCTTTCAGAGGTTAAGCAATGGATTCAGAACCTACGAAGACTAGGATTTAATATAGGTATGGTTTCATTTGACCGTTGGCAGTCATTTGATATCCAGAACGAACTGAAACAGGTGGGTATGAGAACTGAGACTGTTTCGGTAGCAAAGAAACACTATGAGGACATGGCTATGCTCGTATATGAGGATCGCTTGGTTATGCCAGCAATTGACCTTCTATTTGAAGAGTTAACAGAACTTAAAATCGTAAAACAGAATAGGGTGGACCACCCACGTAAGTCTTCTAAGGACTTGGCGGATGCCGTCTGTGGTGCTATCTTTGGAGCAATTTCACACACTCCAAAAGACCAAAACCTTGAAGTAGAGATTCATACTTTTAGGGATAGACCAAAACAGGCACTTGACACAAATCAAGACAATGTGATACAATATAAACCTATGCCGAAAGACGTTAAAGAATATTTGGCTAGGTTCGATCTAATCTAGAAAAACAAGGAGAAATAAACTATGACTTCACTAAAGAAGCCACTTATTGCTATTGCCTCTGCAGTAGCACTTGCAGCGACCACCCTCTTGGCTGTTCCTGCTAACGCTGCAACTGCAGCACTTACCGTCAACGCCGTTGCGGTATCACCATCACCAACCACTACTGCCAATGCAGTAGCACTTCCTGTACCTGCAGATAACTCTGTAGATGCAACTGACGCTCTTAAGATTGCTCTTACTGGCGTTACTACTGGTAGCAACGTTGTAGCAACCGCTACTGACGCATTGCTGCTCACCACTCTGACTGGAGCAACTGCTGCTTCTGGTTCAGCATCTG